CCGTTGATCAAGATCGAACGGAGCATATACGTCAGTGATTGATTGGGATTGGAGATGGGGGACACCCCGTCCTATGGATATCAAGCGTGACTGGGTTTATGCATTGGCCCTGTTCGGCGCAATCGTGGGGGCGCTGCTGGCCGTGGCGTTGTGTAGGCTGGTGGGGATAGGATAGGGAGGTGAAATGTTCTGGAACAAACGCAAGGAATTGAACGAACTCAGACTCAAGGTTGAGAAGCTGGAACAAAGAGTGGAAGAGTTGAGCGAGAGGCTGTGTTGGATTCCTGGTTTGCCTGGCCCTGCTAGTGCTAGCGAGTTGCCAGAGTTTGTGTCAATTGAGTATGACCGTGGTGTGAATATTGCCGAGGTCGGTGATTGCTTTGTGGTAAGCTGGCAGGGGTAGGGTGAGTGGATTAACTGACAAACAGAAAGCGTTTGTTGAGGAATATTTGGCCTGTTGGAATGCTACGGAAGCAGCGCGGCGGGCGGGGTATCAAGGCAATGATAACACGCTGTCAACCATTGGTTGCCAGAACTTAAGAAAACTTAACATTGCTGAAAAAATCAATGAGCGGTTGCGTGCCAAGGCGATGTCTGCTGACGAAATACTTGCACGTCTGGCCGATCAGGCACGCGGTGATCTGGGCGATCTTCTCAATGAGGAGGGGCGGATCGACTTGCTTGATGTGAAGCAGCGCGGCTTGTCTCACCTACTCAAAAGCGTTTCCTACTTTCGGAGCGGCAGGGTCAAGGTGGAAATGTACGATGCGCAGGCGGCGCTTATTCAGTTGGGTAGAGCACACGGGTTGTTCAGGGATCGCCAAGAGAGTTGGAATATGGAGATTGACTGGTCACAATTGACCAATGAGCAGTTGGAGCGGATAGCTAACGGAGAGAACCCTGCGCACGTCTTATCAACTTCAGGCACAAGCCATATTGGAGCGTCGCAGGCGTCCACCAACTAGGACGGATCTTGCTTGGCGGGGCGAGACTGATTTCTTTGACCGCCAGGATGGGCACGTTTACAATCCAAGCCCAGGGCAAAGGGCGTTTCACGAGAGCCTGGCGCGGTTTCGCTGCCTGTTCGGGGGGCGTGGATCGGGCAAGACGGCGGCGGGCGCGCAAGAGGCGCTGGGGCGAATTCGCCAGGGCCTGCCGGGGGCGGTGATCAACCCGGACTTTGAGAATTTCAGATTTTCGACGTGGCCCGAATTCAGGCAGTGGATACCCTGGCATCACGTGATCCAGAATGACCAGCGGATGGCGGAGCACGGCTGGGAGCCACGGGCGCCGTTTGTGATCCATTTCGCCAACGGGGCGCGGGTCTATTGCAAAGGGCTAAAAGACCCGGACGCGGCACGCGGGCCAAACATCAACTGGCTGTGGTACGACGAGGGGGCGCGTGACCGGACGGGCGCGGCCTGGCAGATCGCCATAGCAGGTGTGCGCATCGGCCCCGATCCGGCGGCGTGGACGACGACCACGCCAAGGGGATTGCGTCACTGGACGGCGAAATGGTTCATTGCCCAGGACATACCAGACGAGGCCAAAGAGGTATTGGCCCGGTTAGGGTACACGGGCGACCTGTACGCCCACTTCAGGGCCAGCATTCACGACAACATTGACAATCTCGATCCGTTGTTCTATGCGTCGATGTTGACGGCGTATGTCGGCAAATTCGCCCAACAGGAGCTAGGCGGGCAGGTCGTGGACGTGACCGAGGGGCTGGTTTATGACAATTTCGGGGTGGATAACATCTCGGAAAGCGCGGACTTTGACGAGAAACGCGGCCCGGTCGAACTGGCTTACGATGACGGATTCAGCGCGTCGCCTCGCGTGTTCCTGTTCATCCAGGTAGACGACGACGGGGCGATCAATGTCTTTGACGAAATGTACCACGTCCGCCACCTGGCGGCGACCTGCATCGGGGAGGCGAAGGACAAAGCCAGGGCCTACGGATTTGAACGCTTCGAGATCGCGGTTGGCGATCCGTCGGCAAGCCAGTTGAGGGCATCGTTTCGGCAAGCCGATATCGTAGCGAGGGGAGCAAAATGCGACGTATTGGAGAGCATAAAAAACTTGTACCGATTGGTGGAGGGGGCGGACGGTAAACGCCGTCTACTCGCGCATCCACGGTGCAAGAATTTCATCCACGAAATGTCGGAAGGCTATCGTTACCCGGAAGGCAGCACGGGCGGAGATGACGTGAAGCCAGTCAAGGAGAACGATCACGGGCCTGACGCGATCCGTTACTGGGCCTGGATGCGGGCCAGGCGATGAATGAAAATCGTGAGGGAAATCATAGCGGCACCGCTCTACGCCATTGGTTGGCTGATCGGGGCGGCGATCCGCTTTGTGATATGGTTGAGGGACGCGGCGATAGCAGGATTCAGGGATGGGCGTAATGAGCATCGCAGATAGAATTGTGGCGTTGAGACAGGAACGGGCGATTTCGCACCATCCCGAATTGGCAGGGCGATCACACGTACTCTCCCAGCGGGCGGGGGCAGAGATCAGCGCGCAGTTGGAAGAGTACGCCGATTATGCGCGGGTGTATCAAGTGTACGTCTGGGTGCGCAAGGCGATTTCGGTCATCTCGCAAGCCGTGGCCTTCTTGCCCGTAGGCGTGTACAAAGACGATCAATGGCTTGCCGGGCACCCGTTGACCGAGCTCTTTGCACACGTGAACGACAGGATGGCCCCGCCGCACCTGTGGGCGTCCTACGTGTTGCACAGGCTGCTTGGGGGTGAATCGTTTTTCGAGCTCGTGCCCGACAGTCGGGGGCGGCCCGTGGAAATCTGGCCTCGACGACCGGACCGGGTGGCTATCGTGCCGGACGAGGCGCGGGCGCATTATCCCAGGGTGGCGGAGTACCACTTTCAGGGAATGGACGAGGCGATCGCACCGGAAGAGATGATCCACGACCGGATCGCCAACCCGTTGTCAGAGTGGCGCGGCTGTGCGCCCATCACGGCGGTGCGGGCGGGGATCACGATCGACATCTTTGCGCAAGCGTGGTCGGCATCGTTCCTGAAGCGCGGGGCGCGTCCAGACTGGGCGCTGGTAGCCCCAGCGGGATTGACGCCAACCGAACGAGAAGGCTACGAGCAGGCCATAGCCGACAAATGGGGCGGTCCCGACAACTGGCACAAGCCGATGGTCTTGGAGGATGGGATTACGGACGTTAAAATTCTGTCGTTCCCTCCTAAAGATATCGAGTGGCTTGAGCAGCGGAAATTCAACCGTGATGAGGTCGGCGCGGTGTTCGGTGTGCCCGACGAGGTGATGGGATTCGGCAGGGACACTTACGAGAATATGGACGCGGCGCACCGCTGGCTATGGCTGTTGACGCTCGTGCCCCTGGTCACGGCGCGTGATAGCACATTGACGAGCTTCTTTACGCGCAAGCGGCCAATGCTCAAGCCAGGGGAGCGAATCGGCACCGACCTGTCTGGCGTTGCGGCGCTCCAAGAGGACATCGGGGCGAAGGCGGAAGCGGCCAAAGCGTATTGGAGCATCGGCTATCCGCTGAACGTGATCGACGAACGATTGTCGTTGGGCTTTGGCCCGGTCAAGGGCGGGGACGTGGGCTTTGTGCCCATCTCTATGTTGCCGATGACGGCGGCGCAAGAGGAGGCCTCGCAGGCGGAGCCAGAGAAGCGGGTCAAGACCCCTCCGATCGTCGTCAAAACAAGCGTGCCAGCATATGGCAGCCAGCGACACAAGGCGCTGTTGCGCCAGGGGCAAATGAGATGGCTACCCTACGAGCGGCGAATGAGGGAGCGTCTCAAAGATGACTTTGAGCGGCAGCGGATCAAGGCGCGAGAGCGACTGGATGCGTATATGGCTGGCCAGAAACAGGAGCAGCAGCCCCGCATTCCCAGCGAGGCATCGGAGGTTTTCGATGTTGAGGAATGGGCCATCTTCTTTGCCCTGGCCTACGAGCCATTCTACGCCGATTGCACCAGGGCGGCGGGGGCAACGGTCCTGGCCGACCTGGGACTGGATATCCCGTTTGATTTACTTGATCCGAGCGTCCAGAACGCGATCCGCACAATGCGGATGAAATTCGCCGAGGACATCAACGGCGAAACGCTCAAAATGCTAGATGAGGCGCTGCGCAAGCTATTGAGCGAGGCGGATCAGGAGGGGTGGTCGATCTGGCAGATCCAAGAGGAGTTGGGCAAGCGGACGGATGGCGTCTTCGGCCTGCGCAGGGAGCAGTGGCAATTAGAGCGCATCGCCCGAACGGAGATGCACAAGGCCAGCGAATTCGGCGCATACGAGGGCGCAATACAAAGCGGCGTGCCATTGGTCAAAGCGTGGCTGGCAGCATTCAGAAACACGCGGGCCACGCACATCGACGCGCACAAGCGATACCAGGATTCGCCCATCGCCATTAACGCACAGTTCGAGGTTGGGCGGGGATCGTGCTTGCAGCCGGGGGGGACGGGGCTACCGGAAGAGGACATCAACTGTGGGTGCGTAGCCTTGTACCTGGTAGCAGAGGAGGAAACGTGAGCGAGCATTGGCAAGAGATCCGTTGCCCTTCCTGCAACCGCCGCTTGTTTGACATCTCGCACCAGGCCATCGTGGGCGAATTGGCGATCAAGTGCCCAGGGTGCAAGACGGTGATGTGCTTTCGGAGCGTGCTCTTGCCATACAACGGCACTGACTATCAGGGGGACGGCAACGGTATCGACTATCGTGTGTGGGGGACGGGGAATCTGGATTGATAGATGAGGTAATGCTGTATCACGGGGATTGCTTAGAGGTGATGCCCGCCAAGATTGCGGATAATAGCGTGGATACTATCATCACGGATCCGCCATATGGGCTGGGCAAGCAACCAGACATCATCGAGATGCTGAAAGCGTGGCTTGCCGATGAAATGTACGATCACGGCAACGGCGGCGGCTTTATGGGCAAGAAGTGGGACTCTTTTGTCCCTGGACCACGCTATTGGAAAGAGGCGTTTCGGGTGCTCAAGCCGGGCGGGTACTGCCTGGTGTTCGGGGGCACGCGGACGTATGACCTGGTGACGCTGGCATTGAGGATTGCGGGGTTTGAAATCCGCGATAGCGTGGAGTGGATCTACGGGTCAGGCTTTCCCAAAAGCCATAACATTTCATAGGCCATTGATCGACAGAGACTGGATGACTTATATCCAGTGACGCGATTTATAGCGAACGCTAGAGATAAAGCTGAACTATCAAACAGTGACATAGATGAGCATTTCGGGTTTCACGGAATGGCGGGCCATTGGACAAGCCAAAAAAGCCAGCCATCTATACCGACTTGGGAGCAGTGGCGACAACTCAAAGCATTCTTATCTCTTGATGATGAAATGGATGCTGAGGTATG